CATGTTCTATAAACTCCTGTAGGTATTCTTCCGAAATTACCATCAGTAAATTTAAATCTTACTTGATCTCCAAATAAACTTTCTACAGCATATAAATCTCTTGTATTGGCCTGTTGGGCATTAAAGTTTACTGTTTGTCCTACAGTATTTGGTATCTGTGTCCACTTGCTGATGACAGATCCAGTTGGTCTAATTTCTTGTAGCCATAAATCTGTTTGGTTAATGCCGTTTACTTCTAAATCTTGTGTTCTGCTAGGAATAGGTGTAGTAAAATTAAATGTTTTTGACGTTAATGTTCCTTGCTTAAACATCACAAAAAATCCTGAATTAGCACTACTTATTCCTAATCCATCGTTTCTGTAAATTATACCAAAACTGTTTAATGGATCAGGATGTCTTTCATAAAAGTATGAACCATCTATAAAGTCTGCGTCTACAATTTCAAAATTTCTTCTGCTTCCTTGTACGGAAGATGTAAAAGGAAAGGCTTGGTTTGCACTTATTTGTCTAACAATTCTATAAATTTCTGTAGTAATGTTGTTTACTTTTCCTTTTTTAGATGGTGACGTAAATCTATTAGTATTACTTAATGCAGAATTTAATATTGTTATAAATTGTTCATAAGCATCTGGGTTATTTGCATCGTCCCAAAAAACTGGTCTGTTGCTAATAGTGTTTCCTAAACTGTCTGTTATATTTTCGTTTGTTTCTATAGATACAATTTTCGCTAGACCTGATGCTGGTACATTTCTTCTTGGAGTGTATCCTAGCATTCTTGCAAGTTTAAATACACTATCTCTTCTTTCAGCAGTTTCTAAGAAATTTTCTCTGCTGTTCATATCCATTCTAAATGCTAACGATTGCGACACAAAAGCAATAAGTTCTATTATTGCAATAAATTCTGAACTTTCTATGTAATCGTTAAAATTTTCTGGAAAATTATTTCTTATATAATTTACCATTGCCAGTCTTAATGTATTAAAATCATAAGACGTGAAGTCTACATTAGAGAAAGCCTTGTAGGCTATTTTCCAATCTTCTGCGGCAAATAAGTTATTTTGTCTTTCTGAATATGCCATTAGTTGTACTCGGTATCACCTATAAATTCTAGAAACAATATATCCTCATTATTAGTCTGAACATATTTTAAAATTACTTCTGCTCTTATAGTATGATCTGCAGTATAAATTAAAATATCTTTTACTACTACTCTTGGATCTTTATCACAGATTCTTTCTATATCATCTCTAATTTCTTCATCTGTGATACTATCTTCTGGTTCCATTAACAAATCATGAATAATAGATCCAAAATTAGGCTTCATTAGACGTTCGCCTTTTCTAGTGTGGAATTCATTTAAAAGATCTCTTTTAATAAGTTCCTGGTCAAAAAGACTATAAGGTGCCCTTATTTTGTCTACTGTACTAAATCCTTTGAATATTGTTGCCATATTGTTATTTATCATATTCGTTAAAACTAGTTATAATTGCTTGACAAATAAATATTAACATGTATAATACAGATATGAAAAATGTGGTTTACATACATGGTGCTAATGCATGTCCTGATAATTTTAACTATTACACACTAAAATTACCTGAACATAAATTTATATCCCCAGAATATAGTATGGACGATGATCCATTCGACGTAGTTGATACAATTAGGCGTCAAATAGAAAGAGAATTCGGCAAACAACCAATATATCTGGTTGGTCATAGTTTTGGTGGATTACTTGCGGCCTGGTATGCTAGTGTATATCCAAATAGAATAAAACATTTAGTAACAATAGCAACTCCTTGGCAGGGCACACCAGTAGCAAGAATTTTTGGATATTTTTGGAGAAACAGTTTAATGTTCAAGAATACAAAACCAGGCGCAGAAGTGTTAGCACTATTACAGGAAAAAAGATTTTCAGGACTTCATACAAATATTGTATGTACAAAAGGTGCTAATCCTGTTGCAGGTTTAGGAGGCAAAGCAAATGATGGTATGATAGATTGCGATAGCCAAAGTGCTACGCCACCTAAATTTAAATCCAGTGAAACTACCTTTATAGAAGCAGGACATAGTGCTGTTTTGTTAAATAACAATGTAACAGACTTATTACATAAAATAATTTTTGGAAAAAAATAATGGCAGATATATCAACATTAAATGATACCTTAGAAGAAGAATTAAGACGTTTGCTAGTTGAAAAAAATAACGAATGTCAGGCTTTAAGAAATCAAATTAAATTGTTAGAAAAAAATATTAAAGATGAGCAGGATATGAAATATCGTGCTTATGTAAAAATACAAGACTTACAAGACGAACTTAAAAAACAGTCTTAATATTTAACACCTGGCATAGGTACTTCTGGAGGTGTGTATCCTGGATCTACAGGTCCGCCTATTACAATTTCGTCTAACGGATTATTCAATTTATCATTTAGTTTTATCATATTGGATATATCTCCAAATTCTAAAAGTTCACCATTTGCTTGTCTTGATCTTAGTTCTTGTAATGCTTCTCTAGTTAAACGTCTTAATTTAGCAGTTAATTGTTTCCAGGTTACTTTACTGTCCATATCATCTATATTGAATTCAATTTTAACAATATCAGGTGTAGTAAAAAGTTCCGCCTCAAATTGGCGTCTGTGTATAAAATCTTGTCTTACTTTTGGTGTTTTAGATTCTCCTACTTGTCCTGTTTTCCACCTTTGTAACATTCGAGGTATAATATTATATCTTTTGTTATTAAGTTCTCTTAAAACTCCACTTTTAACAAAATTAGTAGGACCAATATGACTACAAAAACTGGACAATGCTAATAATTGATTTTCGCATATAGGTACTTTTACATACTGTTTTACAGTTCTTGAACCAGATTGTAGTTTAGTCATCATAGTTAAATTTAATCCTATAGGCCCTAATCCATTAGCAAAATTTATAACTTTATTGCCTTTTTTGTCCATTAAAATAATGCTTGGTCCATCAAATATAGGTGTAATCCCTTCTTTTACAAGGCCTTCTACAACTGCTCGTAATACTTCCATTTCGCTAGGTTTAGCCATCTCCACCTCCCAATGCAAGTGCATTAGTTACATCATTTACCATGCCATTTAATTGATCTGATGTTGTGTTTGTTTTTGCCATTAAACTACTAGATAAATTGCTTACATCTGTAACATTTTTAATATTGTCTATTCCTAAACCTTTAGTTACTTCTCCAATTGTATCATTTGCTAAATCGTTAATCATACCCATTGGATTATTTGCCATGTCCATTAAACTGTTTGCTTCTGCCATTATTCCATTAAAGTCTATTTGTAATTGTTGCAAATCAAACATATATTGATCTAAATTTATACCATAACCTATTACATAATCACCAATCAAAGAATTCACAGTTGGTATATTAATTGGAAATTCTACACCTAAAAGTCCTTGTAAATATCCTTCATAATTCATTAATGCGTCTAATTCTCCCTGTAAAGGACCAAGATTAAAATTACTTAAATTTGCAAGTGAACTAGGGTCATTAGGGTCTATAGAAGATAACAAATCTATTCCAGGTATATTAATTTTGGACATATTTTTTAAGAAGTTAGCCATATCTTCTTCTTTTCTTTTCTTAGTAACTTCTTGTATAACTTTTTTAATTTCTGTTTTATAACCTATGAAAGGGTCATTACTTGTTGTAGTTTCATCATCTTCATCAGCACTTCCGTCTGTGATTTCGGTCATCATTTCACTGTTGGAATCTGCTATTGCAGAAGAAACATAGTGACCTGCATAAGGCTCTGCTGTAGGCATAACACTTACAATACTTTGTACACCATCAAGTTCTTCTCTTTCACCGTCTGTAGGCATTAAATTGTCTATATTATCTCTATCGAATTCAGGTTGGTCAGAACTGTAATCTGGATGATCTATCATACTCATACTTTTAGCACCTTTTCCAGGTAGTCCTATCTGTGGTACAATTCCAGCGGCACCTGGTGGTGAGTTAAGTAAAATTGGTACACCTGCTAATCCTATTCCTGCTGTACCAACTAAATTAAGTCCAGTTGTTCCTAATATTCCCACAGGACCTCCTGCTGAACTTATGTTAATACCACCTACAGCATCTGTGTCTCCTGCTGGAGGATTTTTAATAGTGCTAATGATATCAATTTTTCTACCATCTGCGGCTAATCTGTTTGCCGCCTTTAAACTTAAATCTCCTGTATGTGCATCTAATACTGCATTTGTTCCTGCTTGTATTGTTGTGCCACTTACAGATTCTATGTGTACAGAACCTCCAGAACCTATGGCTCCAGTATGCATTTTCATATCATAGCCAGGAGGCATACCAACATACTCTCCTTTAAGCATGTCTCCTGCGGCTTTTAGTTTTAAATTTTTTCCTGCTTCTATATTAACATCTTTATCTGCTCTTAAGTTAAAACTGCCTTTTGCTCTCATGTTTATAGAGCCTTCACCAAATAAATTTATACTACCATCTTTAGACAGTTCTATCCATGCTGTACCTTCTTTATTAATTAAATAAATTATGCCTTCAGCATCGTTCATTAATATTTGGTTTCCACCTCCAGTACGCAATCTAATGTGTCTGTTTTCAGGAGTGTCGTCCATAACAAAACTATGACCTGCTAATCTGTAACTTTCAGGATCGTTAGTGTCTGGGGATTGTGGACCTGGTGTTAGTATTCCATAAACCTGAGGCGTGTCTGCAGACTTCATTCCATGCTTTGCAGTTCCTCTTACGCCATCATTTATTAAACCTTGTTTTACAAGTGGTTCTGCGGCATCCAAATATACAGGTCTAGGCTGGTCTGTTCCTTCCTGAGCAACTGGGTCTATTAAAGATTTTTCTGTTGTAGGTAAATTGTATCCTATACCTCCAGAATAGTTAAATTCGCTACCTGTGTGTCCAGGCAACATAAATTGTTTTCCTGCAGGTCCTGGTACACATGACACAATATATGCATCAGATATATTACCACTAATAAAACAAACTAATACTCTGTTATTTCTATCAGGAGGTTGCATCCACATACCATAACTTTGTTGTGCTAGTTTGTAATCTCTAGGATCACCATTTTCCAGATCGTTTTCTGAGGCATTTGTAATACCTCCAAATGGAGAACTCCATGATACTTCAATTTCGCCTGCCCTTAATCCTGTAATTATATCAGGTTCTTCTTCAATGTCTCCTGAACCACCTAAAACAGGCATGTAAACAACTATTTTACCATCACGACTATAACTCTTTGTAGATCTAACAACACCCATATGAATGCCGTTTAATTTCATAGAGTCAACAGCATCAACTACTCCACCTTTTAATATGGAATCTACATCTATTCTTCCGTCAACACCCATTAATCAGTGCCTCCATTATCTGTTGCAGGA